TTAATGACATGCTGAGAACTCAACTTATCCTCAAGAACATTGTTACTCCCGAAGACTGGGAGATCATGTCTGACCATATTCAGTATGACTTCTTGTATGATAACCAGTTTGCCGAACTGAAAGAGTCAGAAATGCTTCAGGGCAGACTTGGTAACCTTGCCACTATCGAACCTTATATTGGTAAGTATTTCTCAACAGAATACGTTCGTAAGAAGATCCTCAGACAGACTGATGCTGAGATCAACGAAATCGATATGCAAATTGAAGATGAGATCGCTAAGGGTATTCTGCCTGACCCATCTATGGTTGATCCTATTACAGGAGAACCACTACCACAGGAAGGTGGTGATCTAGGAGCACCAGTTACAGATGAAGAAGTAGATGCTTCTGAAACTGACGCTCAGATGCAAAAAGACACCAAAAAAGCAGAGATATAAATATAGAATATATAACACTATAACTTTTCATGGATAATATTATCGACTTGATTGCGACAGATGCAAAAGCATCGGATGTTTCTGATGCTATCAAAGGTGCTCTATTCGCAAAAGCTGCCGAAAGAATTGATGCTGCTAGACCTATTGTAGCAGGATCATTGTTTGGTGGTGAATATGAAACTGAACAAGAACCACAAGAGGATCAAGAATAATGAAAATTCTAGGGACTGCAGCTGCACTCTCGGGCACAACACAATTTACATCATCAACTGCTGTTTGGGTAGCAAATACCGATGCTACTACTCATAAAACAGTAACTCTGAGAAATGTGGATGATGATGCTAATTTGGGCACTCTGGTAGTTCCAGCATCTAGCGGTGTTGTTGTTCATTTGGAACCAGGACAAGGATTGAGAGGTGACGCTGCCCTCACGGGAACACAAGTAGATGCAAATTCAGGTAGATAACAATGAAACTTATCACAGAAGAAATTTCAAACGTTAACATTATCACCGAAGGAAAAGGTCCTAATAAGAGGTTATACATCGAAGGTGTATTTCTTCAGGGAGAAATCAAGAACCGCAATGGGAGAATGTATCCTATTGACACCCTTGCCCGTGAAGTAAATCGTTATAACGAGAACTTCGTTGCTAAGGGACGTGCTCTTGGCGAACTCGGTCATCCCGATGGTCCAACCGTCAACCTTGACCGTGTTTCACATAAGATCACTTGCTTAACTCAAGAAGGTAACAACTTTAAAGGTAAGGCACAGATTCTTGAGACCCCAATGGGTAAGATTGCCAAGTCTCTTCTAGAGTCTGGCGTTTCACTCGGTGTTTCTTCTCGTGGTGTTGGTTCACTCCGCATGACCAATGAGGGTCATAAGATTGTTGGTGAAGATTTCCAGTTAGCAACTGCTGCTGATATCGTTGCCGATCCTTCCGCTCCAGATGCTTTTGTCAATGGAATCATGGAAGGAAAAGAGTGGGTTTGGGAAGGTGGTATCCTTCGTGAGCAACTCGCAGAGAGAACTCAAAAGAGAATTAATACTCTTGTAGATCAGAGAATGCTTGAGGAGCACAAGTTGCAACTCTTTAACGATTTCTTATCAAATCTCTGATTTATAAATAAATATAGATTATACCAAAGTTAATCAAAGAAAAATGTCCGCTGATAGCAACTTACAGGAAATGGAAAACGTAGTAACACAAAACGCTGCGCCTGCTGAACCAATGCAAGCGAACGGGATTCCTTATGAGGATCTCGGTGGTCCTACCCCCGATAACTCAAGACCCGACGACGACTCCAACAAACTGGAGACTCCAGGCAAGACCCTTGCTCAGGTCAAAAATGTCGTAAACGCCAAAGCTATGAAGGCTGAGGAAGTTGAGGCTGATGAAGAGCAAGAAGTCGTTGCTGAAGAAGAGACTACCGAAGAGGAAGTTGTTTCCGAAGAGGAAGTAACTGAAGAGGAAGTCGTTGCCGAAGCAGAGGAAACCGAGCCTGAGTTCAGCATCGAAGAAGATGTACAAGCACTCTTCGAAGGCGAAGAGCTTTCTGAGGAGTTCCAAGAGAAAGCACGCACTATTTTCGAAGCTGCTATCAGCACGAAAGTTAACGAAATCAAAGAAAACCTTCAATCCGCTTACGAGACTGTTCTCGTAGAAGAGATTGAAACTATTAAAGAAGGTCTGACCGAAAGACTCGACGCATACCTTGAGTATGTTGCCGATGAGTGGATCCAAGAGAACGCTCTCGCTGTTGAGCACGGTCTCAAGACCGAAATGACCGAATCATTCCTTGCTGGAATGAAGGGTCTTTTTGAAGATCATTATGTAACCATCCCTGAAGATAGATATGATGTAATCGAGAGCATGGTAGATAAACTTGATGAAATGGAAGGTAAACTCAACGAGCAAATCGAAAGAAACGTTGCTCTAAACAGAAGATTAGCAGAATCAACAGCTGACGTAATTTTTGCCGATGTTGCTGAAGGACTTGCCCTTTCTCAGAAAGACAAGCTCGCTACTCTTGCAGAAAATGTTGAGTTTGAAAGTGAGTCAGACTATCGTGAGAAGCTAGTTACCCTGAAGAAGTCATACTTCCCAGAGAACGCTGGCGCTCAAAGAGATCACTCAGAGACCATCTCTGAAGGCACCTCGGTTGCTGGTCAAACATCAGCATCACCACTAATGGAATCCTACATGGATACTCTGAGAAGAGTCGCTAAAAAGTGATTTCTAAATAATAACAGTTCAAACTAAACTTTTTAAAAGAGGTAAAGATCAAATGCAAATGCCCCTAAACGAGCATCTGCAGGAGAAGTGGGCACCCCTTCTTGACTATGATGGTATGGATCCTATCAAGGATTCCCATCGTAGAGCAGTAACCGCTCAACTCCTGGAGAACCAAGAAATCGCTCTTCGTGAAGAGCGTGAATTCCTTCACGAATCACCAACCAACGCTGTTGGTAACGGTGGTTACACCTCCTCAGGTGGTCAGACCGTCGCTGGTTTCGATCCAGTTCTGATCTCCCTGATCCGTCGCTCAATGCCTAACCTGGTCGCTTATGACCTCGCTGGCGTTCAACCAATGAGCGGACCTACTGGACTCATCTTTGCGATGCGCTCCAAGTATAAGACTCAGGATGGCGCTGAAGCTCTGTTCGATGAAGTCGATTCCGCCTTCTCTGGTCAGGACAGCAACTTCAACCGCTCCAACGGTTTCACCGCTGGTGCCGTTGGTATGGGTACAACCGGTCAAGTCGGTACTAACCCTGCTGCTCTTAACCCAACTTCAGGTATCAATGGTTCTACCTACAGCGTAGGTCAGGGTCTGCGTACCGACGATGCTGAGAACCTCGGTGACGGCATCGGTGCGTTCAACGAAATGGCATTCTCGATCGAGAAGGTCACCGTTACCGCCAAGTCACGTGCTCTGAAAGCTGAGTACTCATTGGAACTCGCCCAAGACCTCAAGGCGATCCATGGTCTGAATGCTGAGGCTGAACTCGCCAACATTCTCTCTACTGAGATTCTGGCTGAGATCAACCGCGAAGTCATCAGAACCATCTATCGTGTTGCTGAGCAAGGCGCTGCTACCAACGTTGCTACTCAAGGTGCTTTCGACCTCGACGTTGACTCCAACGGTCGCTGGAGTGTTGAGAAGTTCAAGGGTCTTATCTTCCAAATCGAGCGCGATGCTAACGCTATCGCCCAGAGAACTCGTAGAGGAAAGGGCAACATGATCCTCTGCTCCGCAGACGTTGCTTCCGCCCTAACCATGGCTGGTGTACTCGACTACACCCCTGCCCTCAACGCTAACCTTAACGTTGATGACACCGGTAACACCTTCGCTGGTGTTCTTGCTGGTAAGTTCCGCGTCTACATCGACCCATATTCGGCTAACCTCGCTGCCGACCAGTACTACGTTGCTGGTTATAAGGGTGCTTCCCCTTACGACGCTGGTCTATTCTACTGCCCATACGTTCCTCTCCAAATGGTTCGTGCCGTTGGTCAGGACACCTTCCAGCCCAAGATTGGCTTTAAGACCCGCTACGGCATGGTCGCTAACCCATTCGCTCAGGGCACTACTGTTGGTGCTGGCGCTCTTACCCAGAACGTCAACCGCTACTACAGAAGAGTCAAGGTTCAGAACCTAATGTGATCTCGGTTCACATATCTATCGGGGGTCTTCGGACCCCCTTTTTTTATCTAAATACAAATAAAACTGATAATGACTGTTTCACAGTTTAGGAATCAAATACAAAATAGAAACTTTCTATCACCAACTGGGTTTCAGTTTAGTTTATCTAAGCACCCAAAAGTAGATTTTTTCTGCACCAGTGCCACTCTACCACCTATTAGTTTGGCAGTTACTTCACAACCAAGTTATCTAAAGGACATTGATGTTCCTGGAGAAAAGTTGACGTATGGTGACCTCACACTAAAATTCTTAGTTGATGAGGATATGACAAATTACATGTCAATTCATAATTGGTTGACTGGTTTGGGTTTCCCAGAAACAACACAAGACTTTGTTGACCTCACAACTGACATTGATGGTGTGACGGGTGTTATGCAGGAGCAGTTTAGTGATGGTAGTTTATCCATTCTGAACAGCAACTATAGAGTAAACAGCATTGTAAAATTCAGAGAC